CTTAGGAGGCTGGAGAGAGGTTATTGCTGTAATAAGCCTAGGGTCCTCTCTCTAGCACCCTTTCGTTATCGTTAAAATAGGAGAAAAAAGTTATGGCTTTGAAAAAAGTTAAAAGAAAAGCTGTCTCTAATAATCCAAAAGTAATGCTATTATATGGAGCACCAAAAGTAGGTAAAACTACAGCTCTTAGTCAATTAGATGATTGTTTAATAATTGATACAGAACAAGGTGCAGGTATGGTAGAAGGATATATAGAAGAGGCAAATAATAGAGAAGACTTGATTAAAATTCTTAAAGAAGCAAGTGATGGTCATGAGTATAAATATGTTGCAATTGACACTATAGATAAAATAGCCGATTGGGCTGAGAAATCTGTATGTGCAGAAGAAGGTGTCACAGCAATAGCTGATTTAGCTTATGGTAAAGGATTTGCTTTAGTAAGAGAGAAAGTTCTTAATACTATTAAAGTTATGAAAGAAATATTTCCTCATGTAATTGTTATTGGACATAGGAAATGGGCAAGAGCTATATTAGATAGCAAAGCTATAGTGGAACCAGAAAGCTTGGATTTAACAGGAAAGTTAAAGAACATGTTGATGGCAGATTGTGATGCTATAGGCTACGTATATAGAGATGAAGATAAAGGCAAATTAATGGTATCATTTAAAGCAAATGAAGCATTAGAAGCTGGTAGCAGAAGCCCTCACTTGAGAGGCAAAGAGATAGAGTTAAAATGGAACTTAATTTACAAGGAGAAGAAATAATGGCTATATTTAGACCAACAATGAGTTCAAGTGCATCATACTTCGGTGTGTGTGCAATAGCATTAAATAATTTCGAAGATAAAAGTTCACAATTTGATTGGGCTGATATATTTATTGATGTAACAGTTAACCAAGAAGGTAGTGAATACACTAGAAATCTTAAGATAGCAGGTTCTTTTGAAAAAGATGCTAGCGGAAATATTACAGGAGGTAGCGTTCTTAAAAGAATGTATACTTTCTTTGATGCAATAGGTTGTAAAGCAGGCTTAACAGTTAAAGGTGCTTGGGAAGATGAAAAAGGTAAAGCTATTGAAAATATAGCTGATTATCTAAATACTCATTTTGCACAAGTAGCAATGCCTGATGCTGGATTAGATTATAATTATTTGGCTTATATTTACAAAGAAAAGCCAAAGAAAGATGGCGATAAAGCTTGGACTAGAGTATATCATAAAATATATGGTAATAGCGATAGTAATAAAGCTAAACTTGAAGCTGATGTTAAATGGCTTAAAGATAAAGGTGTCATTAAAGAAGCAACAGATTTACCTGTTCAATCAAATGGCAATACATTGCAAGGTAGTGGTTTAGCTAGCTTATAATGTATGTTGAAATAGCAAGAGGAACTCCTTCTAATAGAGGTATACTAATAGCCCACAATACCTTAGGTAATTATATAAGCTCTGATGAGTCTTTATATCGTTCAGTGTACCTCTATGGAGATGATGCAAAAGAATATGCTGATAAGACAGATTCTTTAAAGAATTTCTTTGGCATTAGGAGTATAGATAAAATCCCTGTAGATATTGATAAAGGGGATAACTCAGATGAGAAGACTCTTGATATTTTAAGAGGAATTATCATAGAACTAGAGGCAGTAGGGATTGAATGTGGGAGCTTTCAACCTTACTTCTCTGGTTCTGGATATCATTTAATGTTATCTGGAGAATTGTTCAATTTCAAAGCAAGTCCTGATTTACCATATACCGTCAAACAAACTTTATATAAGATAATCCCTGAAACTGATATAAGTATTTATATGAGAACAGGTATATATAGAGTGCAACATACAATCAATCGTAAGACTGGGTTATATAAAATACCATTATCTCGTAATGAGGTTTTTGAATTAAACCCAACAGATATATTTGAATTAGCCAAAGGTCAACGATTTGATTATGTATATTATGAATTAGAAGGTAATGGAGAATTAGAAGACAGGGTAGTAAAAGAAGTTCCCAGTATAAAAGTATTTAATAAAGTATCAGAACCAACAACTCTAATACCTTGTGTACAATCAATGCTTAATAAAGGTCCACAAGAAGGTAATAGACATGTAACAGCAATGAGGATTGTTAGTCATTTTAAAAGACACGGCATTCCTAGTCATTATGCTAAAGTTTCAATGTTACATTGGAACAATAATAGTATGAATGAAAACTCAATTAATGAGCTTGTTGAAAATGTTTATAACCGTAATTATAGATATGGTTGTCAAGATAAAATAATGCTTGACCATTGTAAGACACAATGTATTTACTTCAAAAGAAAAGACTATTTTGTTAACGTAAAGAATGCATCAGAGATGCAAGAAGAGTTAAAAGATAGACTTACAACTGATTTTACAGGAAAAACTATAAATCTAGGGCGGATGTTAGGTGTAGACAAAGAATCTATTATCTATCCAGGTGAATTAGTAACCATATTCGGCCCAACTGGTTCTAATAAAACTACATTCGCCCAGAATTTAGTATTAGGAGTAGATTTTGTCAATAATTGTATTAATACAGACTGGCAAATACCTACATTATTTCTAAGCTTAGAACTGTCTTCATGGTATATGCATAGAAGACATTTGCAAATAGTTTCTGGAAAATTAAAAGATGAAGTTAATGATAATTATGATGCTTTATATGATAAACATAAAGAAGAGTTAGAGCACATGGTAGTGCAAACGATAAGCCCTACAGTAGAGGGTATATCAGATAAAGTTAGAGAGCTACAACCATCATTAGTAGTCGTTGATTATATAGATTTAGTGGATACTCCCCCTCATATAAGAGGTGAGTATGAAAAAATCAAGTATATTAGTCATGGATTTTCTAATTTGGCAGTGAATAATGATTTAATTATCATACAAATATCACAAGTAGCGAGAGAATATAGTAGAAACGAAGTCTTAGACCTGTATGCAGGTAAGGGTTCTGGTGCAATAGAGAATGCTTCACGTAAAGTAATTGGACTGAATGGGCAACCAGACAAGAAAACAAGAGCTGTGAGGTTATTTAAAAACACCGATGGTGAACTCTTTGATACCACAATTGAGTGGACACCTAACTTTAGGATGAGGAGGATTGATGGATAAAATAATAAAACTATCCAGACATGATAATGGAACATTGTTATATCTCTTTACATACTTAATGATTGGAATTATACATCAATCAGAAGATTCACATGTAAAGGGTATTGTTATAGGAATATGGAGATTTCAAGTTCAATTATCTATTGGATATTCAAATGAAATAGAAATAGGAGAAGTAGCAAATGCGTAAATTATTTCGTAAACTATTCTTCAGAAAAAAGAAGTACTATAATCATAATAAATATGCTATTAATAATATGCAAAGACAAATTAGTGATTTAGAAAGTACTGTACTTAATCTGTTGAATGAATTAAATATGAAAAGACCAAGAGGAACTAATTATGTTATTAGAGAAAAAGATTCAAAAATCTTTAACAAACAATACAACTAAGCCTAGGTCAAGAAATGGAGTTAGGGGACGCAAGTCCCCTAGCAACATAACTCGCTGGGAAAAGAAGTTTAAACGTAAGTTGCGTAGATATCATAAGCAATTTGCAAAAAAGACATTTCATAGATTAATGAAAAAGTCTTCAACATTAAGGTCGACATTGAAAAGAAGGAGTAAGGAATATGAAGTCGAATTTGACATATCATTGGAAGAAGTTAGAGAATTATTACATAGACATTACGGAAAAACCTGTAATTATTGTGATTCGCGTTTACTTGTCAATAATATGGCATGTGACCATATTATGCCTCTATCTCTGGGTGGTAGTTCAACTCCTAAAAATCTTCAAATGATATGTATGCGATGCAATACAAGAAAAGGACCTTTAACTAATAAGAATTTTAAAAAAATACTACATTGGCTTAGAAAGCAAGATGTAGAATTAAGGAATTACGTGCTAAAGAAAATGGCAAGTAAGGACTTTTAATGAGAAGCGCTAGTGATACAAAACGAAGACAGTCGTTAAATCATAAAGTATCACTACTTATAGCGCTATGGATATTAGATAAACTTATTATGATTTTAATGTTTATATTTTTATAATTGGGAGTTGAGAGCTGTTGCGTGAGCGCAGACGGGTTTTTGGGTTTGCAGGAGAACATACTCTTGTCCTTTTCCCTAGTTAGGCCTTTTTGAGGCTCCCATACAATTAGAACTTGGGTAGGGACACAATGAGATTAGAAGTTTATAGCGATAATCATGTCTCTACCCTCGTCGGAATTAAGGAGAATAATAATGAATAAAAGAACTTGGGGTAAGAGTGATTTAAAATATGACCCCGTAGAAAATGTATGCTGGTATATAGATAGTAAAAGAGGATTAACTAGATGCTATGGTATGCCTACATATGGACTATCAAGAGAAAGGATACCTAATGAATAATGAAAATAATAGTCTTGTAAAATGTGGTAATATAGTAAAAAGCAAATATGGAGATAATTTAGTAGGAACTTTTAGAGGAAAACCTCTTTGGGTTGTATTTGAAAATGATTATTATAAAGAAAATATAAATAAAGATTTTCCGAATAAGCACTATAAAAGTAAGCATATGGTTCCAAGGTATATAATTCATAAAAATCGAAGACCTGCTGGACATATGTTTATAAGAGGAAATGTTAAAAAACAAAAATATTTAATCTGTATATTGAAAAATAACTATAAAAAATATTTTATTTTTGATTTAAATAAGGATTTTTCAATAAAAGAAAATAGTTATATACATTTTGATGTAAGAGGAGATTTTGGCAATGATGAATAAAATGATAAACACAGATAAAACTTCAGCTGAAGAAAGGCTAAGAGAATATCAAGGTAAAAACTTAAAAGAGTTAAAGAAATTTGACATTGATTTTGATTTTGGAACTAAATATGAAAAGTCTTTGGCAAATATACTTAAACTAGGTAAGATAGAAGTTAAAACAGAACGAGACAAATGGAATGAAACCAGGAACATAGCTATAGAATTATCTTGTAATGATGATTTAAGCGGTTTAAACACTACAGAAGCTGACTATTGGGCTCATATTTTAACTTTGAATGATACCATAAAAGGTATTATATTACTACCAGTGGAAAGACTTAAAGAAATAGTAAAACTCAGTGTTCATGATGGCAATGGAAGAATTGTTATGGGAGGAGATAACTGTGCTAGTGAAATAGCACTTATTCCTTTAAAGGATTTAGCAGTTGCAATTTGAGAGAAACAAAAAGTACTATGCTGAATTGAAAGAGGAATCAAAAGATATGTGGGTAGCCCAGCATCCACTTTTTATAAGCGGTAATAAAGGGCTATTCCCATACTTTGATACTAATAATAGACACGGCTTGTTTTCAAAAAATCATAAAGGATTAATCTTAAAAGATATTAAGGAGGATACATGGGGAATTTAAGTAAAGACGACTATAGAAAGATTAAAAATATAATTGAAACTTTCATAGATACTCCAGTTATTATAGATAACCTTTTTAAATCTTTAATATTATTTTTAGAGACAAAAAAAGAAGAATCTATTATGATAGTTAAGGAAGAAAGTTTAACTCCAGTATCTTCATCTACTGCTTTAAGGGTAAAAAATGAAATTGAAAATGCTGATATAGCTATGGAAAAATTTACAAATAGAATAAGAAAGGCAAATGTCAAAGGGAAGCGAAAAGCGAATAGTAAAGTTGTTAGCTGAACGAGAATATTCTAAATGTAAAATTTGCGGAACTACAAAAGTTCAAGCAATATATATGTTTAAACACCAACAATACATACCTGACCATATACCTGAAACGTTGAATCCAGTATGTAGAAAATGTGTTTACAAAGAGGTATATGGTAATAAAGGTTACACTAAAAAAATGAAAGCGAGGACGTTAGATGGCTAGTAAAAA